ATAATCCATACCTAGCAAACGATGGACGCTATGAACAGATGCTGAAGGCGTTGCCACCTACGCAACGGCGACAGCTACTAGAAGGTGATTGGGAGGTTGCAGAAGGTGCGGCCTTCACAGAGTTTGACAGAAACATTCACATTATTGAGCCTTTTGAAATTCCATTACATTGGGAGCGTATAAAAGGCATTGACTACGGATATGCTTCAGAATCAGCTTGTGTTTGGGGAGCAGTAGATAAAGACGATGGCACACTAATAATATATAGAGAATTGTATCGTAAAGGTCTACTAGGCACTGACCTAGCTCACATTATAACTGAGATGGAGTTAAATGATCCATTAAGTGTTCCGGGCGTATTAGACACAGCGTGTTGGAATAGAACGGGTCAAACAGGCCCAACAGTAGGAGAAACACTTGTCAAAGCTGGACATAAGCTAAGACGAGCAGATAAAAACAGAGTTGCAGGCAAGATTCAAATCCATGAATACTTGAAAGTTCAGCAAAGCGGAAGGCCCAAATTACAAATATTTAATACTTGTCCTAACCTGATACGCGAACTGCAAAGTATTCCTCTGGATAAAAGCAACCCTGAAGACGTAGATACCCACGCACCAGACCATGCGTATGATGCGTTAAGGTATCTTATTATGGCTAGACCAAGGATTAGAGATCCTATTAGCCAAATGCGTGATTTTCAACGCGAAACAATCTTTCAACCAGCAGACGGAACATTTGGGTATTAATGAAACATAAACTTTGGCGACCTTTAAACACTTGGGGTATTTACGGATTAGGAATTACAGTTGGGTGGACAGTTATATACGCGCTTGTTAGCCTGACACCAATAGGATAAATATGTCAGAATTTGAAAACACTCTTGTAGAAAATGCAGACAATCTTTATTTTGGAAGTGTTGAAGATGAAGATGGTTTAAGTCTTGAAGCTGACGCACAAATTAAATCTAATTTGGCTGGGTTGATTGAGGCTCGTTATGCTGATGCTCAACTTGCAAGAGATGCTGATGAGAATCGTTGGATTACTGCGTATCATAACTTTCGTGGAATCTATCCAAAGAACGTAAGATTCAGAGAATCTGAAAAGTCTCGTGTCTTTATTAAAGTTACAAAGACTAAAGTGCTTGCGGCTTTTGGACAGCTTGTAGATGTTATATTTGGTACAGGTAAGTTTCCGATTGGGGTATCTGCAACTGAAATTCCTGAAGGTGTTAGTGAGTATATGCACCTAAGCAGTGGACAAGGGCCGGGAATTGAAACAAGCGCGGCAATGCCTGCTCCCGCAGAACAAGCAGAGCCACAGCGTCCAGAAGGCGGTGTAGGTTATGCTGGAGATGGACGAGTCTTAAAAGCAGGCGCTAGAATGACTGCTGGACAAGGAATATTTGAAAACTTAGAAACTGCGGATAACGTAACTTTTGAAGCAGGGTCAAATCCAATTCCAAATATTCCAGAGATTTCTCCAGCTAAAGAAGCCGCAAGAAACATGGAAAAGTTGATTCACGATCAGATTGATGAATCAAATGGCTCAACAGAATTAAGAAATGCTATGTTTGAGTCTACGCTTTTTGGCACAGGTATTGTTAAAGGCCCGTTTAATTTTAATAAGACTCTGCACCGTTGGTCAGATGAAGACGGAGAAAGAACTTATGATCCAGTTTTTGTCAGAGTACCTCGTATTGAGTTTGTTAGCGTGTGGGACTTTTTTCCTGATCCTAATGCTACTTCCATTGATGAGTGTGAATTTGCTATTCATCGACACAAATTAAATAAATCTCAGTTACGGGCATTACGAAAAATGCCATACTTTGATGAAGATGCTATTCGTGATTGTATGATGCTTGGCCCCAACTACGTCGAAAAAGACTATGAGTATGAGCTTAAAGACGATCAGCGTATGTCTGATATGGGTTCTAGTCGTTTTGAAGTTCTTGAGTACTGGGGCTTAATGGATGCAGAATACGCCAAAGAAGTTGGCATGGAGCTTCCTGAAGGAGTAGATACTCTTGATGAAATACAAATTAATGCTTGGATTTGTAATGGTCTTGTACTCAGGGCTGTTGTTAATCCCTTTACTCCCCACCGCATTCCCTACAATGCGTTCCCATACGAAAGAAATCCTTATAGCTTTTTTGGCATAGGTGTCGCAGAAAACATGAACGACAGCCAACAGATTATGAATGGTCACGCACGTATGGCTATTGATAATCTTGCGCTAAGTGGATCATTGGTTTTTGACGTAGACGAAACAATGCTTGTAGGTGGACAAAGTATGGAAGTCTACCCCGGAAAAGTATTTAGGCGTCAGTCTGGTATGCCCGGACAAGCTATACATGGCTTAAAGTTTCCGAACACATCTCAAGAAAATATGATGATGTTCGATAAATTTCGACAGCTTGCAGACGAACAGACAGGTATTCCTAGTTATTCACATGGCATGACAGGCGTACAGAGCATGACTCGTACCGCTTCTGGTATGTCAATGCTACTTGGAGCGGCTTCGCTCAACATTAAAACAGTCGTAAAAAATCTTGATGATTTCTTGTTAAAGCCTTTGGGCAAAGCCTATTATCAATGGAATATGCAATTCTTTGAAGGCGAGTTAAAAACCAAAGGTGATCTAGAAGTAAAAGCTTTAGGTACTAACAGCCTAATGCAAAAAGAAGTAAGAAGTCAGCGGTTGACGATGTTTCTTCAAACGGCTCAAAATCCTGCTATTGCACCATTCGTTAAAATGTCTAAGCTTATTAGCGAACTGGCGTACAGTTTGGATCTTGATCCTGACGAAATCCTCAACGATCCCGAAGAAGCGGCTATTGCCGCACAGATTATAGGAATGCAAAATAATGTTGGACAAGCAACTGGCGAACAAGCTGGCCCCGTTGGTGAACAACCCGGAGTTATGGGAACCCCTGAAGGAACACCTGAACAACCTACGGATGTTGGAGTTACAGGCACTGGCGACGGCAACATCGGAACAGGAAATGTTCCGCAAGCAGGGGAAGGCGAGTTCTCTGGCTAATCTTCTTACATTAAAAGAACAAGTAATTCAAAGACGAAAGGACAAAGACGATGGCTGAAGCATTAAAAGAAGAGGTTGATCGTGTTTTTAATAAATTAGAATATTTAAATACGATGCTTAGTGTAGAACCAAATTTAGCAGATAAAAAACGTATTCTAATTTCTGTTGAAGCCCTTGAAAAAGAAACACCTAAAAATGTTTTTAATGCCGCACTAAAACTGTTAAAAGATTCAAAAAACGCAGAGAATGAAAATGTTGTAGTAAATCCAACTATAGATCCCGGCAATAAAAAATTTGTTTCTTCTGTTAAAGATTCTATACTTGTTCCACCCGAAAGACAAAAAAAGAATATAGGCGCATTAGTTAGCAAATTGGTTACAAAATCTGTAATTACTCCTGAATTAAAAGCCAAAGCTTTTAATGCAAAAAAAGCGGCTGAAAAAGCAGGCAAAGAAATAGATCTTGAAAATATAGACAGCCCTAAAAATCAAAAGTTTATGAACAGTCTTGTAAAACAAGCAGAAGCTAATGAAGATATTCTTAAAAACGATTTTGGTTTAACAAATAATCAATTAAAAGTTTTAGCCTATATTGGCCCTGATCTAGCATCATATGCAGATGCTGGTTCTTACTATATTTCAAAATTAGAAAAAGACGGCGGTACAGAATTTCTTAGTAAGCTTATGTCGCCTATGCGTTTTAAAATGTTTGAAAAAAAACACGGCTATAAATTTGAAACAAAAGAAGAACTAGAAAAATTTTATCAAGATTATTTAAAATTGTTTGAAAAAGGTGTAGACGATAAATTACGAGCTAAAAAACAAAAAGGAGGTTCTATGATGGTTCCACCGGAAATGGAGATGCCTGTTGAAGAGCCTCCAGTAGACACCTACGACAACATCAGCCCAGAAGAAGAAATGCAACAGGCTGAAGATATGCTTCCAGACGATGAGATGGAAGAAGAGTACGTAGATTACGTAGCTGAAGAAGTATTAGAACCCGAAGAGCAAGAATATTTATTTAAGGTTCTAGACGAAGATCCAAGACTAGAAGGGATCTTAGATAAGATTATTCTTAATGCAACAGAATTTGCTGGTGCTGGGGAAGTTGAAGGCCCCGGTACTGGCATATCAGATTCGATACCCGCAAGGTTATCGGATGGTGAGTTTGTAATCACCAAAAAAGCGACTGACCAAATAGGCGCAGACAATCTCCAGAAAATGATGGACGATGCTGAACGTGCTTATGATGGCGGTCTTATGGGCTATGCAAACGGTGGTGAAGCTGGCACAAACCCTTTCGTAAATCCTGAAGAAATGTATGGAGTTCCAAAGGATGGAGAAGAGGATATTGAACGTCAAATGCTTTACTCAAGCCGTATGCCTAGTTTAATGAACCGATAAGGCTACCTATACTTTAGCCCCTTATCATTTTATAACCTTGAGGCCACCTTGTAGTATCAAGACCCTGTGTTAGAAGCGCAATAACACAGCCACCTTGAAGAGACAACAAGCCCCAAAGAGGAGAAGACTATGAGTGAAGAATCGCAAGCGAATCCGTACAATCAAAAGAAAGCGTGGCATACCCCTGATGGGCCTTCCATGCCTAGTGCAGATTCATTATTCTTTGAAGAGCCACAAGAGGCTACTTCCGACGAAGATGACGGAACCCCTCAAAAAGAAAAGGCTCCTCGTACTAATTATAAAAAGAGGTATGACGATCTAAAAAAACATTACGATCAAAAGATCTCTGAATTTAAACAACGCGAACAAGAACTAGAGGCTATGGCAAGATCTGCTCAACCGCAGTATCGTCCACCAAAGTCTATAGAAGACCTTGAACGCTTTAAATCAGAGTATCCTGATCTATATGATACTGTCGAAACAGTAGCTCATATGCGTAGCGAAGAGCAAATGAATGCCCTTAAACAAAAGCTTTCGGCTTTAGAACATCGTGAATTAGAAATGTCTAAGCGCGATGCCGAAACTAAACTACGTGAGCGACACCCTGACTTTGAAGATATCAGGGGTGATGACAACTTTCACGAATGGGCTAAAACCCAGCCTGAAGAAATTCAGCGTTGGATTTACAAAAACCCAGATAATGTTGGATTAGCAAGTCGTGCCATAGACCTTTATAAGATGGAAAATGGAATTGCGATTAATACACCCACTCGTAAGTCAAAACCTTCAAAGCCAGATGCGGCTAGTATGGTTTCGACTAAAACAACAAGTGTCGAACCTAGACAAGCCAAAATCTGGACACAACGGGAAATTGCCGCTTTGTCCTTGGATGAGTATGATAAATACGAGCAAGAGATTGATCTTGCCATCCGCGAAGGACGAGTAGCAAGATAAACTATTTGTCTTTTTAGGAGTAATAAATCATGGCTTATAACGTAAGTGATCAGTATTTTGAGCCAGCAACTGATACAAATGCGAACTTTGCAAACTCAGTTTCTGGTCAAGCTAACTCGTTCTTCCTGCCTGCTGTCTATTCAAAGAAGGTACTTAACTTCTTCCGAAAGTCATCAGTTTGTGAAGCTGTAACCAACACTGACTATGCTGGCGAAATTGCGGCATTTGGTGATAGCGTAAACATCATCAAAGAGCCGGTAATCACCGTCTATCAGTACGAGCGTGGTGCAGACGTAACCTCAACTAAGCTGACCGACCAAGAGCTTACTCTTGTTGTTGATCGTGCAAACGCATTCAAGTTCATTGTCGATGACATTGAAACCAAGATGTCGCACGTAAACTTCAAGGAAGTAGCATCTTCTTCAGCGGCTTATGCGTTGCGTGATGCTTTTGACGAAGGCGTATTCAGCATTATGCAATCTGGATTGTCTTCATCTTCACCCGACCACACTCTGGGTGCTGACTCAGCTACCGACCTTGGTGCTGGCGTTTATGACGGTGCTGGTGCTATCGACGTAGGCATTTCTGGCGAGACTGATCCTCTGGACGTTCTTGCTCGCATGGCTCGTTTGCTTGATGACCAGAACGTACCTGAAGAGGGTCGCTGGGTTGTAGCTTCTCCTGACTTCTATGAGCAACTTTCTCAAAGCGGCTCTAAGCTCTTGTCAGTAGACTACAATGCCGGTCAAGGCTCTATTCGTAACGGTCTGGTAAGTTCTGGCAAGTTGCGTGGATTTTCCATGTACAAGTCAAACAATATGCCTTCTACAAGCAACGCTACCGGCTTTATGTTGGCTGGTCATATGAGTGCTGTTGCAACTGCTCAATCTATCACTAGCACAGAGGTCATCCGTGATCCTTCTAGCTTTGGTGACATTGTACGCGGTTTGCACGTTTGGGGCGCTAAAGTTCTGCGTCCTGAAGCACTGATCGGTGCTTACTACAACATCGACTAAGATGATTGTGAGGGAGGGTGAAATACCCCTCCCGTTTTTTAAAGGACTAAGATATGCCATTGATTTCAACTCCCAATAAACCTATCAGTATGAAGCTAACTGAAAATAAACGTGGACGTTATCGCCACGTAGATCAAAAAAAGTTTTCTGATAATTATGATAGGATTTTTGGAAAAAAAGACAAGGGGGATAAAAATGAAAGTCCCTGCTCCTGATGGCTACCACTGGATGAAGAGTGGTAAAAGCTACAAACTAATGAAAGACCCTAAAGATGGCTTCAGGCCCCACAAAGGTGCTAGTAAGTCAGCCAATTTTGAAATACAAAAGGTTCATAAAAAATAATGGCGACTACATACCTACAGCTTACAAATGAATTACTAAGAGAAATGAATGAGGTTACACTAACCTCTAGTAATTTTTCTTCTGCTATTGGAATACAAGCACACGTAAAGGATTGCGTTAATCGTGCATACCTTGACATTGTTCTTGAAGAACCTCAGTGGCCTTTCTTGTCTGTAGGAGATAGTGGTACAACAGATCCTATGTATGGAAATACTTATGTAGAGACTGTAGCAAATACACGTTGGTATGAACTAAAGCCTGCAAGTGATTCTATTTTAGATGACTATGGCTCAGTAGATTGGGATAATTTTTATTTAACTACTGTAGGTGTGACAGGAGAAAGTTCTCCTTACACCGCCAAAAATCTTAGGTTTACTACTACTGACGAATGGAAAGACTTTTATAGGGCTAGAGAAAATGCAGACGATGCAGAAGATGCTAATGGTGGTGAACCTAAGCGTGTTATTCGTAGTCCTGATGGGCGTATGTTTGGTTTAAGTCCAATCCCCGATAAAGTATATCGTGTTTGGTTTTATGCTTATGCACAGCCTACACAGCTTTCAGCATATAGTGATGCAATAGTATTTCCAGATATGTACAAAACAGTACTATTATCTCGTGCAAGATATTTTATACATCAATTTAAAGAAAACATTCAGCCAGCCGCACTAGCCTTAGAAGAATATCGACGCGGCCTAAAGCTTATGAAATCTAATCTTATGACTCCAGAGCCTTTCTACATTAAAGATGATCGCGTGAGGTTTGTCTAATGTCTCAGGCTTTTGGTTTTTCATGCAAAGGCGGTTTAAATACAAACTTAAACTCTATTGAGATTTTAGGTAACCCCGGATTTGCAAAGGTACTAGAAAATTTTGAAGTAGATCCAGACGGAGGCTATAGACGCATAAATGGATTTACAGCCTATGGTACTGCTCGCCCAAATGGTTCTAATGCTATTTTGGGTATTCAGCCTTATGGTGATGGGGTTGTTGTGTGTTCTGGCACAGATATTTTTTTTAGTAATGATGGCGATTCGTGGCTACAAATAAATAGAAGTGCAGTTTCAAATAGCGGTGATAATTATACAGCCTTTACAGGCCGATCAACTTTAACGCGCACAGACCAAGGCCAGTGTCAATTTGCATTGATTGAAGGCGCGGCATATAATTATGGTCAGCTTGTAATTGCAGACGGTGCAAACAAACTATATATATTTCGCATGGAGGGTACGGGACTT